CACCGCGACAACAGCGATTCTCTGACGGGGATGGTCGGCACCACCACCGTAAGTAGCGGGGTGCCGACCATCTCAGCGGCTCAGGTGTTCTGGAGCAACCTGAAACCCGCGTCAGCAACACTGTCGGCGCCAACTCGCGCCCAGGCGTACCAACCACGCGAACCCGACGGCCGGTTATTGGCAGTCGCGAACAGGTGCGGGATCAGCTCCACCGACATGCCGGCACGCTGCGCCACCACGTAGTTGGAG